GAGTGTAGAAACCTGTCGTCAAGAGCGATTCCGATTACTCGATAGTTTTGGCAGATACGAATAACAAGTTCGGCTATTTCGTATTCTGTGGGTTGAACGATAGAGGCTAGTAGTTCGGTTTCGTATTCGTTGCCAACTTTGACAGCTGCGGCTATTACACAGTTTGTAAAGTTTTTAGTCATATCTATACCGAGGACGATACCATCTCGTTCTTTGATTCCCTGTCCGGCGGCTTTTATAAATAGTTCTGGCGGTAGCCAGGTGTCGCGCGAACCGGATACAAACTGGTTTAGGCGATAACGTCTGGCCTCGTGTTCGGGAATGGTTTTTAGGTCTGTAATAACTGAGTCGAGCGACACGCGACCGCAGGCCACGGCCGGGTTAGCGGCTCGAATAGCGTCGGGGTCGAATAGTTCGCAGTTTTCGGGAGCCTCCCAACTAAAAAACCCGAAACGTTCTAGGTCTGGGTCTCCGTTTATGGCCTGAGCGCCGGTAGTGTACAGCTGAGAGAGCGTCACGCTGTTCTCGTCACCTGCGGTAGTGATACCGACAATAAGCCCGTCCTGCCGGGTTGAGGCACCTAACGTAAGGCTCGAGTAAAGGCCCGGAGGGATAATATGGCATTCGTCTACGATACCGAGGCTAACCGTGATTCCCTGTACAGCTTTCTCTCGAGCTGCTTTTACGTGGTAAGTTCCGGAGCCGTCTGCTAGGTGTATACCGCGGTGCTCGGTTGCTTTTTTGAAACGTTTAGCCAGGTGAGGTTCGGCGCGGATTGAATAAAGTACTCGTTCGTAAATAATACGAGCCTGGTCGGCACTAGAGGCAAGTCCAATAACGGTAGGTCCAGTTTCGTGCAATAGTAGGCCGTAAATAGCTAGAATCTGGGCTAGGGTGCTCTTACCGTTTTGGCGAGCCATTGAGATTACGCATTGTCGCCAGCGTAGACGGCCGGCTCGAGCCTCGTCGTGCCAGTCGTCCGGGTATCGTTCCAGGACTCGACGTATAAGCCATTTCTGCCAGTCGTCTAAACGTATAGGCGTATTTGGGTCCTCTTTAGTGTAAAGAAACCTTTCGGCAACCTCGATTAGTAGGTCACCGTCACTAACAAACTCCTCAGAAAGTGGGAGTGTATATCGTGCCGGTAGTTGGAGAGTCATTAGCGCCTAAGCATTTCCGCTAACGGGTCCTCCTCGACGACCTCGAGCTTGAAACTACGAGCTAGAGCCTCCACGGTTTTGCGGAGTTCCGCGGCCGTCGACGTCAGAGGCTTATCGTCAAACGAGCGGGCTAGCGAATAGGCAAGGCTGGCTAAAACTGCTTGCTCCTGCGTGAGTTCACGGCCGGATAGCCACGTCTCGAGCGATTCTAGGGTCATTTCTCTAGCCTATCTCCGAATAATCCAACCCTGCGCGTTATAACGTCTCTGCACCTGCTGTGGGGGTGCAGCGTCCTCAGAAAAAACGGGGTGCCTAGTGCTTGTCTGTGCTTATCCATTTGGTATCGTCCATTTCGGGTTTATCCACGAACGTCTCGTGGGCTTTCTATCTTTCTTACGGCCATTACATTCGCGACACATACTCTGGAGGTTGCTTAGGTTGTGGTCTGGGTCTCCGTCTGGTCCTGCGGGGATGATATGGTCTATGGTCCAGTCCTGTCCTATCAAGTCCTTGTTGCATATGACACAGATAGGTTCGAGGTGTTGCTTTGCTTTGGCTCGAGCGTTGCGCCATTCTTTAGAGCTGTGCCATTCGGCCATAGTTATACCTTTCTGTAGATAGTGTCGAGTAGGTGTTGGATACGTACCAGGCGTCCTCGTGTCTGGTTACTGTTTATGTTGTTTGCTGCTATTTCTGCTCGAGGTGAGTCTCTTACCAGGGTGAGTAGCTCGGCTTTCTTTATGGCTATAAACCCGGTGTTGGCTGGGCCAGCGAATACGTACCAGTCTGCGGTTGAGAGGTTTATTCCCGAGGGTTCGTGGTATTCGCGTTGTCCTTTAGGGTATTGGTGTGTTTCTACGTACACGTTGCCGGTCTCGTGTGCACGATAGTCCGTTTTTACTTCTATTAGTGAGCCGGCTAGGTCGTTGAGAAAGGTTTTAGTTAGGTTCTCTCCTACGAGTCCACGGGTGTAGTCGATGTCGAATGCTGGTTGATATGTCATTAGTCGAGCCAGACTTTGTACGCTGCGGTTACTCGTCCCTTGTCTGGGTCTATGAAGTGTAGGCGCTGGGTGGGTGTTGCGCTTGAGGCCATAGTGATTCCGGCGTATCGGTTGTCTGATTCGGTTGAGCCTGTTTGATACACGGAGCCTAGTCCGTCTGGTAGCGCCCATTCTGCGTGTGTGTGATAGTGGCCGATGTATGCGTCTCTAAACTGCCAGGGATAAGAGCCTGATTTCCATTTGGCTACGTGCGTAACGATTGCGGTTGGCGAGGCGAAACCGTTGCGGCCTACTTCGTCTCCGTGTAGGACTAGGGCGCGGTAGTTGCCGATTTCTATTCGTTGTATGTCCTCTGGGCATTCCTGGAACGTGAGGCGTTTCTCTCCAGCTAGTAGTTGCCTGGCAAGTTCGTAACACATACGGTCTACGTTGTCGTTGCGTGGTATCGCGTCGCGTTTTGAACCTATACGGCCGTGGTTTCCCCATTCGGGTACGACTGTTACTCGTTCATAGTTTGATAATGCTACCCGGATTACGTCTACTACTAGGCGTGAGACGTTTACGTATTGCTCAAATAGCGTTGAGTCGACCTCCCAAACTTGATTACTGTAGTTCCAGAGTCCCTCGACCATATCGCCTGTGAACGCTATGTAGCATTCGCGTACGGGATGATGTGTTCTTTGTATTTCGGTTATGTCTACTGCGCGTTGTGTGAACTGTAGTACTCGATTACGCATTACTTGTGAGTTGTAGCTGGTAGTTACTTTGGAACCTTGCCAGTCGCCCATAACCCAGAGTGCGACTTCGGCTCGGCCTTTACGTTTATCTTTGGTCGGTGCCTGTACTCGTGGTATTCCGCCTAGTGCGACCATAGCGTCAAACGCGCCTGAGCGTGTTACTTCAACGAGGTGTTCTGTTCTATCTTTAGCGGCTGCTAATGCCGTGTTGGACCGTCTGAGGGCTGCTCTCAGTAGTTTTACGTCGGCTGGCTCGTCCTCGGGTGGCGCTAGGTTCTCGAGCACCGGCAAGCCTTTACCGTGTGAGACTTGAGAGTATCGCCAGTAATAGTTACTCCGCGCTCGCTTAGGGCTTTAGCCAGGGCCCGGCTAGTCCATTTAGGGTTAGACATAGCCTCTAGTAATACTTGCGCGTCGTCGGAGTCAAGTTCTAATAAGAGGCGGCCAACTTTACACGGTTCTACAGGCTTGTCTGGGTTTAGTCCTGCGAGCTTTCCCATTTCTCTACTCCGTTCTTGTGTCGGTGGTCTACCGCGCCTTTTATGCGGTCCAGTAAATCGAGTTCTAGTTGCGTTGTGACGTGTTTTAGTTCCTCGTCAAGTATTGCTATAAAAGCCATTCGTTCACGTATCCGGGCTACTTGGTCTACTGATTCAACTATTCCTAGTATTCGTTCGCTGTAATCGGTAATCATTGTTTGGCCTGTCTATTTATGGTTGTGTTGCGTTTCTTGATTTTGAGTTTTTTACGTGCTGCCGCTTTGGCTTTATGGGTTGGCCAGAGAATCATTTAGTGGCTGCAAACTTGGATACGTAGTAGTCATCGAGTTCGTCTTGGATAATGACTGCTCGAGCTACTGATAGGTTGTCTACTCCCATAAGGTTTGCTAGGCGAGTCATAGCGCGCCGGTAAGCTGCGAATGCTTTTAGGTTGGGATTGTTTATTAGAGCCTCGCCTAATGCGCGGGCCTCGTAGATTGCACCGCCGAGTTGTACGGTTTCCTCGTTGGGTGTGTATTCCTCGGCGTTCATTTGTTGCGGCCGATGATAGATAGTGCGAGGGAGATTACTGGGAAACTTACAAGCAATAGTCCTAGCTGGATGTTGTAAGTGAATAGGGCTGCTACTCCGTACACGATTACGGAGCCAATAAATAATACGTTTAGTGCTAGTGCTGTTTCTTTCATTTTTTATCCTTTGTTTGTTTGGTTGTTGCATAACTAAGATAACCCTTAGTCACGCTTTATGCGTCTATTTTGCGAGTCGTTACATAATCGTTATTTATGGCCGAAACAGTGATGTAGACGCCCGGTTGTTCAAACGTGTAAACCTTTTGCGCGTTTAGTTGTACTACTTGAGAGTCGTCATCGTAGGCGATACCTGTAAGCGCGTCGAGTATTCCTCGAGATAGCTTGTCGATGTCTGGTTTACCAGTCGGGTAGCGTTGCCTGGGTTTCTTGATTTGGGGTAGTAAGAAAATAACGTCTACGACTACTGCTGCTGGGCGAGCGTGAAACTCGGTCCTATGCGCCAGGTAGACAACACCGACTAGCTCTCTCCATTCTTTGAGTCCGGCCGCTGCCTCGACTAGCACGATACGGCCTCCACGATTGAAAGCCTTTTTAGAGCCTTGTGGACGTGGTAATCCTGGAATAAATAACATTAGAACGGTGCCATTCCTGAACCGTATTTACGACGGTCGTCCTCGTCCTGACTGCTTTCACGTTCTTTAGGGACTACCGGGTTGTGTTTGATAATCGAAACTGAGTTGAGCGAGTGGTTTACGATTTGGCGAGTAACACCCTCTTTGGTCCATTCGTTTACGGACGTTGAAAGAATACCCTCGGCCTCGAGCCAGTCTCCAGGCATAATGCCAGGGTTTCCAGTAGTCCATAGAGTCCAGAGTCGGTTACGTTCTTTACCGTCTGAGCCAACATAGTGTTCCCAAACGTTGATGTATTTACCAGCGTGGTAGTCTCCAGAGTCTTTTACATCTCCAGAAATAATAACTTTTGCCATATTAATGTTCTTTCTTGTTCTTAATAAGTTAATTACTTAGATTAGGTGCCGTGGGTGACACCTATTGTTACCTTATTTGGCCCCTATTGTTACCTCTGGTGTCCCCTATTGTTACCAGATTTGGCACTATTTGACTGCGCCTAATCGGTGCCAGATTTACGATTTCGGCGCTAACTTGTTTATGCGACAAGTCACCTCGACAACCGTCCGGGCATTCCAGAATGATAAAATAGCGGTTTGTTTTCCGTGCTCCCCACGTATCGCCAGAGTCGGCAATAACGTCGAGTTCGTGGAGTTCGGAAAGTTCTTTTACGGCCCGTTTTACGCTGCGTAAAGATAGGCCAGTCATACGGGAAATAGTTTCTTGTGCCGGCCACGCTCCAGTATCGGACTCGAAATAGGCGATAGTCACTAAAACAAGGCGAGCCGACGTACTAGCTTGAGAGTGATTTAGTACAGCTGCTACAGATGGGTACGACATTTTATAGAATCCTTTGGTAGAGTTTATGTAGCCTCGCTCGAGTTTCTTATCCTTCCTCGAGCGGGGTTTTTATTTTATGGCCTCGGCCAATTTTCTAATCTCGCCCAATACTTTAGTATCGGCTTGGCTATTAGAGGCGTATAAGGTTCGTAGTCCCTCTAAGTCTTTGATAAACGATAGTTCATTAGCTCGAGCAAGTAGAGCGGCGCTGTCGGGCGTTGGAGGCGATTGTCGGTTACGTATCTCGTCGGCGCTTGCTACACCTTGTTTAGTGTCTGCTCCGATTGCTACTAGCGCACGTCCCCAGGCGGACGTTTCTGCGAGCATAACCTCCGAACCTCGCATAGAGGCATTTACGGCCGGTACCGGTTCAAACGCGGTGCCAATACCCGGGCGTTCGTCGAGAGGGTTTCGGTAAGCTGCGGCTACATACAAAATACCGAGCTGGTCTCCTACGCTAATCACTTCAAGGCGTATTTGTTGGAGTGAACCCTCGGGGTAGTTGCTCTTAAAGTCCCGAATACGGGTGGCAACGTCAATATAATCTTTGTTGGCATAAGCCATAATCTTTATCCTTTTTTAGTTTGTTACTTGTTTATATTCCTTGCGGCGAGTGTAGCACTACCGACCGACAAGAGTGCGGCGACTAGGTTCATTACTTGCGAGGCTAGTCCCTCGGTTAGCGTACCAGCCGTTACCAGGATAGGTACTAGAGAGCCTACGATTCTGTATATCCAGAGTCTAGTTTCTGCGTCGAGTTTCATTTCTTGGTAACTTTCTTGGTTTGAGATACTTGTAGGGCTTGGTTAGCGAGGATGTAACCTAGTGGGTCGATAAGTTTTTCGTATAAGCATTGTGCTACGTTCTTGCTTTTAGCGATTGCAAGGTGTAAGTGAGGGCCGGTGGTAGATGTACCAGTCGAGCCTACTTTACCGATTGCGTCGCCCAACTTTAGTGCGTGGCCTACAGAGAGTTTAGGTTGTTCGGCTAGGTGAGCATAAAGTACGAATAACCCGTCGGATGTATTTTGAGTAATAGTCCAGCCTAGACTCTCGCTCCATTCGTTGGCGATTACTTTACCGGCTGTAATGGCCGGAATGGTTTTACCTGCTCCAGCCGCCCAGTCTTGTCCACGGTGTGGACGGCCATTTCTATACTCGGCAAGGTTGCCAAACTTGTCGCCTCTTGTACTGGCAGGGAACGGTTCTTTATAGATTGTCATTATGCGACTCTAACGTATGGGACTAAACCGACGTTACCAGGAGTCATAGACGCACCGGTGCTAGGGAATGAACCGCTTACCGACCCTTGTAGCCAACCAGTTGCGAACGCGGCCGACGAGGTTGCGGTGATTCTCTGAGTAGGTGCTGTATACCCTGAGAATGTTGCGCTAGTTCCGAGCCAGGTCGACGAGCCCGATTGTGAGGCCGCTGCTATGAAATATTTACCAGCTGCTAGAGTCTGGCTAATGGTGATTGTGTATGACGTGCTCGAGAGCGAATAGGCAACGGTTCCATAGTCCGCGACGAGGGTGCCGGGTTTACCGTTATCGTTGTTATAAATACCTAAACGGACGGTTCCGGCTGTTGTAACTGTCGTAGTTGTTACACCTATTTGGTCGAGAGTTACCGAGCTCGGTACTGTAAGCATAAACGCGTAGAGAGTGTTTGCGCCTGCGACTACACCTGTACCGCCTCCCACGAACGGACGATAATATCCGCCGGTCATAAAAGGTTCAAAGAATGACGGCCCGGTAGCGCCAGTAGCGCCAGTAGCGCCAGTAGCGCCTGTATCGCCAGTAGCGCCAGTATCTCCAGTCAATCCGACTTCGCCGGCTACTGCAAACGTCCAGGCATTGTGTGAGCCTGTACCGTTATATTTATCGACGGTAATAATAATGGTTCCGCCGCCTACGTATGTTGCTTTACCCTCTAGATAATAAATAGAGGTTGTGGTTGAAATAACTCGAATACGTTGGCCAGCTTGAAACGCTCCAGTATTCCCGGAAACTGCTGTAAAAGTTTTTAGGCCGTTAGAGAATGAAACGGTTGTGGTCGAGCTGACACCTGAATAACCAGAACCAGTCGCTCCAGTAGCGCCAGTAGCGCCAGTAGCGCCAGTAGCGCCCGTGGGACCTGTCGCGCCTTGTAGTCCTGTAATGCCTAGCGAAATAACGGCGTTAGTTTCCGTTACTGTAAGCGTTGCGCTACTCATAAGTTATCTCCGATGTTAGTAAAAACTCTCCCTGTAAAAGTCTGGTCACCGTTTCGCCTTGTTTTAGCTCCAGGTCGTAGTAATACTTACCGGCCTCTATTGCCTGTGTTTGAGTAGCTGTAATGCCTAGCGCGATAGTTCCAGCTGCGCCGCCCAAAGTGATTCCGCTACCATTTACCAAACTGAGTACGGAAGTAGATTTAGGGCTTGCTCGTAGTTTCATAGCGGCAGTATAGCCAGTTAGGTTTACTAATGCGTCGTCGATTCTGAATGTAAAAGTCCGGTCAAAAGTCGCTCCCTGGGGGCAAACTATGTTGTATGTCGCTGGGTCTATCATTTAGATACTCCTAGAAATAAAGGTCACTATTACGGCAACGAATATGGACGAAAATAAACTAATAATAATCGCGGACTGGTAGCGCGCTTTTTCTAAGTCTCTAATACGTGTTTCGTGGTCACCGACTACTTCTAGGCGTGATTCGATTACTGCCAGGCGATTACTTATGTCTGTTAGTAATGCGGCCGTGCTAGTAGGTTTCGGTGCCTCGTCCATTTACTCGGTTTCTTGTTTGATTACTGGAGGTGCTGGAAACGGGGCTGCCTCCATATAGATTGGGGCCTCGATGATTTCTGGTTCTTGTTCTTTAGGCATTTTTTTACTCCTATAGTTCTGCTATTAGTTCGATGTATCCTGCCGAGTTTGAGCAAGATAAAAAGTATGGCCGGTGGGCCGAGTCGTTTAGAGCGTGCGTCGCTGCTAATCCAACTCTATCGGGACTAGAGTTCCAAACTGATAAACCTGTAATGGCTGTCGTAGTTCCGGTCCCGTCGGTCATTTGAATATTACTAAACGCTACGGAGCTAGGTGCGATTCGCATAGTGGTAACGATAGGTACTACAAAGTTTGTAGTAGTAGTTCCTGAACCTGTACCAATAGCCAGGGGATTACCGTTAGCTAGTCCTATGCGCTGGTAAAACCTTTGGCAACCGGCATATTCTGCGCTAATGTTTCCGCCGTTCATATGAAACGGACTAGGTGTTGCACCAATTTCTAATTGGGCTAGTGAATACTCAAAATAATCGTTTATACCTGCTGTGCTCGCAGTATTCACGTATTGAAAACCGACGGCGATTTCTGAGGCCGTGCTAGGTAAAGTTCCGGTAACTGAGGCTTGTACCCAGCTTGTCGATAGTGTTTTAGTTTGGCTAACAAGCGTTGTTTGGCCTGTGAAAGTTCCAGTTATGCGGCCGTCGGTTCCGGTTCCGTAAAGAATACGCATAGTAATAGAACCAGTAAAGTTAGCGCCTTTACGTATCCAGGCGCTAAAGGTCACCTGCTGGCCAGCGAGATTTATGGCCTGTGCCGTTTCTAAAGTTTGATAAACCTGAATTGCTGACGTGCTTGTGTTATCCGCGTCTCTCTGAATGCGTAGCGCGTATCTTGCTCCAGTAGGGCCAGTAACTCGAGAACCTGTAAGTCCAGCTGCGAAACCTGTTCGATAGGCTTGCCAACGGTCGGCTGTGTAACCTACTGTTCCCGATGTTGCTCCAGGTAATGCTGTTGTTCCACGTTGCCAAACTTCCATATGGCCATTTAGTAGATAGTTGCGTGGCTGGTCGTAGGTGAGCTGCATAAAGTTATTACCCAGGGCGGCGGTAGCGACCTGTCCAGCGACAACGGTAGTTCTAGGCATTTAGCGGCCTCTCCATAGTTCCATATTAGTAAGCCATTGGTCCGGCGTGAGTGTGTGAGTTATTCGTGTTATGTAATAGTTTTCGTCTATAGCAAGGTTGGCGTTATTTATTGTGACGTTGCAGACGTCCATAGGTTCACGGAGCAAGTTTTTGTTTACTGTACCGTCACGGTTTATTACTCGAGCCGATATGTCCAGAACGCGACGTTGTGGTTCACCTAAAGTTAATTGGTCTATGAATGTTTCGGCGTCCGTGTCGTTGTAATGCCTGGTAACTATTTCGCTTGAAAGTGAACCGTAAAGTTCTACCGAGTTCGTATTTTTGCGAGTTATAGGTCCGTAACCTGACACGGTTGTAAGTGTTACTTCGTTAGTTATCTGCTCGGTATCGTAACCGATTGTTAGGTCATAAAAACTTGCTCGTATTGGATTGCTTGAGCTTGCGGCCTCAAAGTCGAGGACGCTGGTAGCCGAATCTATCTGGCCTAGTTCATCCTGAATATAGTAATACCCTAAAACGCTTGTGGCTAGTGTAATCGGTTTGTAAACTATCGCGCCGAGGTTTGCGTCTAGTAGCTGGTTTATTAGCTCCCCAAAGTTTACCGGCTCTATTGTGTCTATTCCGTCAAGTAGATAACCATATTTAGAACCGCTGTAAGCAATAGACACGCTTGGATAAAAATAGGGAAAACCCTCTAACCATTGGTACGCGTATAGGAATGGTGGAAAAGTAATCCCGTCAGTAACTGAATAGTTTAGGTAGTCCCTTAGTTTTGTTACGCAGACGAGCGTTACCGTGTTAGTGAAATACTCATTGTAGGACGCGCTGGCCGTGTCGATTTTACCTTGAAATAAAGTTACCCAGGTGCTCGGGTCGGTGTCTGGGTTAGGTCGTACTCGGATACGAATAGGCGTACCCGTGCGAACGGTTAGGTTATTGAACGGGTCATAAGTCGAGCTTTGAAAAACTATTGTGGCGGTCGCGGGTTCTGGTCTAGTTAGTCCTTGCTCGAGCGTTAGTCCGTTTGTTATTTCTACAGAACCGACTACCCCACTAATGTCAATCCAGGACTGCACGCTAGAACCCGAGTCCCATTTGTCGCCGTCATCCCAGCGTGTTACTCCCCAAAGAAACACGTCGCTGGCATAGGTGTAGAGACTTATTTCTAAGTCGCTAGTTAGCTTGAATACGTCGTTAGCCATTGAGTAGCAACTTACGACCGGTAGAGCGTTCATAGCTCTTGATTGCCGCCACGATTTCCGATGAAGTCATATTGGCTTTATTTATGTTTATGGTATAGGCCGCGTTGGAGGCAAGTCCTACTCTTTGGCCTGCTTGTCCTAGTTGCGCGGTTAGCTTATTGAATGTACCTAACTGGCCAGACTCGAGTAAGCCAGAGGCTACAGCGTAACCCTCGGTTGGTCCGAGTCCAGCGATACGCGCGAGAGTATCTTTGGTTGCGCCGCCTTTAGCCAGGGCTTTTAGTTTGGCTGGTAGTTTCTTTGCAAAGTCTAGGACTTTTTGCATTTGAGCGATAACACGGTCGGCTCGGAAACGGGTGCCCGAGTCATTTAGGCCGAGGCTAAAGTCGATTGCGTCTCTGTATTCTTTTGCGTATCCCTGGATACCTTGAACAAGTTTGGCTAAACGTGCTTTTTCTTTTTTGGCTGCCGAGTCTGCCGCCGCTCCCTGTTTTTTTGTAGCGACTGTCGTAGTTTCGATAGCGCCGCCGTAAGTGGTCCAGCCTCGTTCTGCCGAATCTAGTGCAACTTTTACTACGTCTACCGAACCAGCTACGTCGTAAGTGAGGTTTAGAAACTTGGCAGTTTCTTTTACGACCATTCCGAGGAACCCGGCTATTTGGCCTACACCTGTGGCTAGGACTGTGAAAGCCGTAACAAAGTCTTGCAGTGCTGCCTTGCCGTCTGGGGATGTCAGATAATCGGCAAACTGTCTGAGTAATGGTAGAAACGCTGTGCCTAGTTGCTCGGCTATATCGTTGAAAATAACGGACATTTGCTGGTAAGGACTTAGTTCTACCGCTGCGCTTGCAGCACCTTTGAATCCGTCGATAAGAAACTGCATTGGGTTTGCGGCGGCCGAAATACCAGGGACTAGTTTATTTAGCGCGGTTGCATTTCCTCCTAGTGCTTTTGCCATAGCGAGCGATACTACGCTTAGGTCTTTTTGGCGGCCGGCTGCTACGTCTGCGGCGAGTCCTAAATATGACATCGCTTTTTGAGAGTCTTTTAGCGGAACAAGCAAGTTCAGAAAAGCTGGTCTAAGGTCGTCATCGGCAAGCCCGGTTACGTACTGTAATGATTGTATTTGAGCGTCTACGGCTTTTATTTGCGCCGCTGTTGCTCCAGTCAAGTTATGCGTTACTACGGCAAGGTTAGCAAGGCTCTTGTTATCTGAATCTGCGGCTTTTGTAAACTTGCTAATGGCTGCAATAGCTGCGCCGACACCAATACCTTTGAATAATCCTCGTAGGGCCTTGTTTGAGGTTTTTAGTTTCTTACGCATAGACTCGAGGCGACGTTCCGCCCGGCGAGTTGCTTTAGCAAGGTCGGTGTCGTCTCCGAGTAGATTTACCCTTACGTCGGTTTCTCTAGCCATTTAACAAGTCCTCTAAGTTGTCTGTAGTACCGCGTTCCGAGTGAGCTGTAATAAACGCGATGTACTGCTCTAAGGTTAGCGAACGATAATCGCTAGGTGACATACGAAACGCTATACAAAA